TGAAATTAAAGGATATCCTGAAGAAGATATCAAAGTGGGCATGGCAATAGATGCTCATATACTTTCTTTGAAAAAGAAAGTTCACGCGATAGAGTCTTATCTAGAGCGTGAGCCCTGTCGTTCTGATTCTATCAGTATGGCGGTTTTAACTCGTGTGCCTGAAGCGCGTACTTACTTAGGTTCAGATTATCGAGTTAATAGGATTAAGCTAAGGGCGACTTTAGCAGATCTTAAATCTACTATATCATTTTTACATGATGTGAGTGGAAAGCGCGTAGTGCGTGGTTTGTTTACCGAATCAGGCGCAATGGGCGAAGTGAGTGATGGTATGATAGATATGTCTAAAGAACATAAAGTAGATAATGTCACTGATATTGGTGGTGAGATCACATCTGATCATATGGTTGGAGTATATTCTGAACCTTTAGATTCGGGACAATACAACTTACTTGATATGGATGGTTTCTTTAGCAGACCAGTTGAAATTTCTACTTTTACTATACCTGTTGCGACGGCGGTAGCCCAAGAATTTAAGGTTTGGGACTTATGGTCTCTCAATCCTGCGGTGAGAGCGAAATTTAGGAATTTCGCTTATTTTAGAGGTAATTTAAAAGTAAAGATAGCTATATCCGGAACCCCTTTCCACTATGGTAGAATACTTTGTGCTTACTGCCCTTTTCCTGAAGCTAATGCTACATTACAGGAACACTTAAGTGCCATCACTCTTCAACCAACGTGGAAACCTCTGTTTATGAACTATTTGTCTCAACAGAAAGGAAGAGTTACAATTAATGTCAATGAGAATAAACCTGTTGTCATAGATATTCCGTTCATTGCACCCAAGCAAATGTTTAACTTGTATAACAATTCCGCTGTTGCTGCAATTTCCGACGTCACTTCTTTCGAAGATTTTGCTGAAGCAGGATCGTTGTTTTTATACACTCTTAATGATGTAGGTTCAGTTACGGCTACCCCTTCTGATGTTTCAGTTCAAGTGTATGCATGGGCTGAGGATGTTAGTTTGGGAGTACCGACTGGTACTGTTCTGGCTGTTACCACGGAGTCGGGATCGATGGATGAGCGAGAAGTTGGACCCGTCGAGAACTTTACTACTAAAGTTGAATCAATTAGTAAAGCTTTAGAAGTTGTTCCTTTTATCCGTCCTTTTGCTATGGCTTCTACTTTAGCGTTTAAAAGCATTAAAGCTTTTGCGTCTATCTTTGGATGGTCGTATCCTGTCAATATAGGCGAGATTACAAGAGTGCGGAACCAACCCTTGTCTAATGGGGCAAACACGATTGGATTCTCTACAGCAAAGCGCATTACTTTGGACCCTAAACAGGAACTGACGGTTGATCCTAGTATTGTTGCTATGGATAGGGATGAATTATTGATTCGTGACTTAGCTGCTGTTGAGTCGTTTTTTACGACTTTTACATGGGCAAGCACGGATACACCTCTTTTGTCAGATTTGTTTGCTTGTAGAGTTAATCCCAACCTTGTCACGCATTTCACGCCTACAGGATTAAATCCAGCATGCCAACAACCTACTGCTATGGCTTGGGTTGCGCAGATGTTTCAGTTCTGGAGAGGCACTCTAAAATTTCGTATTGAAATAGTGTGTAGTGCTTATCATCGAGGAAAAATTGCTATTGTGTATGAGCCGAATGTCAGGCAAGCAGCTCTTATTAGAGCTGATATTGATCTGAACAAGCAATATGTACACATCGTCGACATTCAAGAGACTCAAAGTTTCGAATTCTGTATCGATTGGGCTAGCCCGCGACCTTGGCAGCAACGAGAATTAGATCCTTTGAAGAATTTTCAATCTTTTTCTGCTGACGTAGATGCACAGCGCAGTTGTAATGGTTTCATATATTTGGTGCCTTTCACCACACTGCAATCCCCAGACGACTCTGATGTTGAAGTAAACGTATATGCATCATGTGAAGACTTGAGAGTGAATTATATCACTTCCAATCTTTTTAAGACCACCAGAGACGTCGTCACGGAATCAGGAGATATGGATACTGCTATTGATCTTGATGTGACGTGTTTTTCCCTCAACCCAACTAGTGCTTCTGAAAAAGGTATTTCTACTTATTATTTTGGAGAAGAACCTTTGTCATTGCGCTCGTTGTTAAAGAGGTTTACAAAATCGCAGGTGTTATCCGTGGGTGCGAATGCTTCCACGACAAAAAAGTTGATATCCCAATTTAACATCTATCCAGACATTCAACCTGCGTACGGAGGTAGTTCTGCTACTTACGTGAGTTTTATTGGTTATCTCAGGTATGCCTTTCTTGCGATGAAAGGAGGTGTTCGGAAAAGAATGAGGCCGGCTTTGAACAGTGGATTTATTCCACAAGCTCAATGTCAAATCACTCTCGATCCTCCTACTCAATCGATAGTAATACCTGGTGCTAGTATTAGCACGGCTTCTCCATCTGGAGCAAGCATTAATGGTACCGTGACGTTTGTTTACGATACTAATGGGGGTATTGAATACGAATTACCGTATTATTCCCCCAATCTATTTGCCTTTTCACCTCAGAATACTTATTCTGGCGTTCCATCAACAATGTCCTCGCCTCTTTTGTCGCGAGCGTACACCATTGAGAACGAGATCTATGGATCATCTGATGCGGGAGTCGTTATAGAGGAAAGTGCTACGGCCGAGGACTTTATGTTCATGCGGTTCATTGGCGCTCCCTTTTATAGCGTATAGTCTAGTGTAAGACTTAAAATAAAAATACTTTGGTTTTCCAATGTATG